CTGTTCAACGCAGGGTATCCCTCGCAAGGGGCCGTTGTTTATACGAGAATGTTTAGGTTGTTTATATAATACCCCTTACAACACTTTTGAGCGACTAAGTTTTTCTTGTACCTCTTGTCTATATGCCTCGTCAGTTGCATATCGTTCATCATTCATAGCAGCTACTACTTGTGCAGTTGATTTAAATTTAGTTGTATCTGCTCTAGGTGCTCTACCTCCTACAAGCTTAGGTTCTCTAGGTGCTTGGTTCATGTAAGCAGCTTGAATACCAGCGACAGCAATCCTTATTTGGTGTGGGTTACTGGTCTTAAGCATAGAGTTGAACGCGTCAACTTCTGCCCTGTCTAGATTTGCAGCAGCCCACGTAATCATTTCAGTGTAGGTTTGCTCTCCTCCAAATTCGTTCTTAATTGCTGCTACTTCTTTAGCTGCAAGTTGTGAGTCTTGTTCTGCTCTGTACTGCACACCATCTAGATATGCTTCGACCATGTCTTTGCTAAAGCCAGCACCTTCTAATGCTTTGTAGTCGTCATCTTCTAGCTTGCCTGTCTCTTGCCATTTAGTATTCATCCCTTGGTAATCGACACCAGCTTCATCAAGACGACTACCTATGTATTCACCATAAATTTCTGAAGCGTTAGCAGGTGCTGCTTCTTCTTTTGATTCAGAGACTTCAGGTGTGTCGCCTTCTTCTTGGCTACCTAGTTTCTTCTGAAGTTCTTCGTATCCTTTTTCTAAGTCTTGAACAGATTCATACTTGCCAGCAAATTTAACTGGGCCATTTTCTTCTGATTCCTTAATCATCGCTGCATCCCTTGCATCTGCCTCCTGCTCAGGAGAGATTGCATTGGTTTGTGGTTCGACAATAGTTACTGGATCTGGCATTGGATGTGATGGGTGAAAGGTTGTTATCTAATAGTGATATGGTTCGGGCTATCTTTGATAACCTGTGATTCTTTCTCTTTCTTTTTCTTAGCAGTAGGTTTTTCTGAAACTATTGGAGTTAGTTCCTTAACCTTCGGCTCCTCTGACTGGGCCACTGGGGAGTCCGTTGGCTGCTGCCCCGAAATCGGGGACGGTGTTAGGGGTGCTTCCTGCTGCTCCTGTTTCGGAGTCTCCTGAGAATTGGGGGCCATAAGGTGCTCCTTCTTTTGTGTAGTTGTCTGCAACTTTAGCCATAGCTGACGACTTCATTGCTTCCATCATCTGCATTTCTTGCTGCTGCTGTTGAGCTTGTGCCTGTGCAGCAGCAGCTTCTTGCTGTAGTTGCTGACTTGTTTTGACTAAGTTTGTCGTATCTATTGAAGCACTAGCTGCCAATCTTCGCAGTGCTTCTTCGTAGTTCACATATTGTTGTGCTATCTCTGGGCCTAGTACCTGCTGAGTAACAGACAAGAACTCAGTTAACTTATTCATGTCATCACCTCTACCTATACCTTCAAGACCTGTTACTGCTCTTGGTTGTACTAAAGGTTCACCTGTCTCTTGACTATTAGGAAACTCAGGTAGCTTGCCTTTCTTTTGCAACATGTAAATCAACCTGCGTACCAGTGGTAGTTGTAGTTCTTGAGTAAGTATTGAATAGAAAGCTCCAATAGTTTGCTCAAGAGTTTGTGCCATGTACCTTATTTCTTCTGCCGTAACTCTTTCCCCTGGTCGTTGAACTGCTTGGTTAAGTAAGAAAGCAAACTCTAATCTTCCTTCTATTCTCTCAATCATATTCATTGTTATCTGTAAGTCGGCCTGCTTCTGAGCTTGAACGACAGTTACATCAGCAGCGTTACCTTGGACTATTGCACCATTTGCTGCACTGCTGAGAGTACGTGGCCTAGTAGTTCCATTGGGATTTACGAGGAACAGAACTTTACTGGCTGCTGCTGCTGCCTCGATGGATGCTTGGTATAAAGATTCAAGTGCAGTCAAGTCGCCATAGTATTTTTCGACATGGCTTCTTCCATACTCTTCACCACTTTCTAGTCGTTCATATCTCAACACAATCCAAGGACTTACATCCATTGGACACATGCCGTATGTGTTGGGTATCTCTTTGCCAGCAGCTTCCTGATACCAGCGAGTAATACCGTTCTCAGTCTTGACACATGTATGTATCTTTACTGTCTTCTTGACTGGGCCTAGCTTATCGTCTTCTTCTTTCTGGTCAGGTAAGAATCCATCTGGCAATGCGTCAGGATATACTTCTTCTTCAATCAAGATCTCAGTCACATGATCCATTGGATCACGAACGACACAATAGTTTTGTAAATGCACAACTCTGATCCTGTCTTCTTGCACGTATAGAAGGACATTACCTGTAACTATTAACTGTTGAAATGCTTGAGCGAGTGATGCTCTTGCACTCATAGTTTCTAGTTCAGTCATCACAGCTTGCTCTACCTTTACCAATGCTGTGTCAAGTTCTGTCTTAATCTCTGGCCCTTGCTCTTCTATTCTTAATGCAAGGCTGTCAATTTCTAGCTTAAAGAAGGGAGTGTTAGGAGGGAAAAGAGTTAAATTTAGTTTGTTTTGTAAGTTACTAACACCCATGGCACCTGTTGATTGCCAAGGTGTTTTAAGTTTTCCATGATCTCCCATATTGGAGTCAGGGCAGGCAGCAGGGTTAGTTACCTTTGCACAATCTCTAGCTCTTTGAAGGAAAGGATCACGATTAGTTTTTAGCTGGTCGTATCTAGCAGCAAGGGTTGTACCTTTATCTTTGTCTTTAGCTCCTTTCCCTGGTGCTAAGTCAATTGGGTTAATACTTAAGTCCATTTATGTAGGGATGTAAAGACTCTTGGCTGAATGAGCAGAGGATTGAGTGGGAGTATTGGCAGTACGTTTGTTGCTAGTGCGAAATGCTTTCCTTCCACTACCTTTCCTCTTAAACTCAAAAGTTGGAGAGGCAACAGCCGCTGTCTTCTCAGGAGCAGGAGGCGGGTCAGCCTTCGCTACTTTCTTTTGTTCCACGTATCTAGCTTGGTTGTCTGCTCTGCTTAATTCAAACTGTCGTTTCTGTTCCTCCATCTGTTCTTTTTGCAAAGCAAGATTCTCTTGATGACGCTCTTCCTGAGCCTTCATTGCTTCGTCGTTGTTACTGCTACCGCCACCGCTACCACACATAATTAATTCCTGTACTTATTTAATAATAGCCTGATACTAACCAACAGGAATACTAAGGCCACCACCAGCACCAGGAATCTGTGTTGGGCCTCTCCCTCTGATCTTGTTGTACTGATCTCTTCTAGGTGCTTGGTTAATAATTCTGTCAGGTTCTTTTATCTGCTGCTCTTTTGCTGTCTTGCTTGGTGGTGGTGGTGTTGCAATGATTGTTTTACCACCGCCGCCTCCACCCATACCGTAGTAATAGTTGTTCGCTCCTTCAGTTATGTTTGCTCCTTCAGTGATATTAGTAGTGCTAGTGTTGTATGTGTTGGTAACATTTTCTCCTCCAGTCACGCCAACTATTTTACCGCCATCATCCAGTATTATCTTTTCATTTTTCTTTAATTTTAAGTTAGTGTCATCTCCACCTTGTTTTGTTGTACCGACATGTTTTAGTTGTCCATTTATATTTACTAATCCTGCTCCTTCATTCTTGTAACTAAAATCTCCTGCAGCAACTGCTGCTGCATTTTTAGGATTTTCAACCCAAGTAGAAAGATCTAATTTGTTTGGATCATTTGCCGCCAAGGTGAATCGGCTAGCGTCTACATTTGTAACATTAGTCGGAATCTCAAAAGTTTTCTTATCTCTGTCGTCCACGTATCCAGAGACAACAGTGCCCATACTTCCTACTGCTGATTCTTCGCCAGCTACAACCTTAGATAATTTTTTATCTGAGTCAGCTACAATTCTAAATCCACCTGGAACAGATGAGTCTGCCTTGTATGTAAAGCCAGAGGCAGAGTCGTCTGTAACTAAATCACCACTGTAATCATCAGCGATTGCATCACCTGTAACCACATTGCCGTCCTCATCTATGTAGTAAGGGTTGTATGTTTTAGAACCACTTGTAATTAAATTGCCATCAGCATCTACTCCAGAGGTAAAGCCAGTTCCAGCATGTAACTTTCCTGCCTTTAATTCATTCATAGCATCAACATCAAAATTCAAGTAGACCTCATCTATACCAGTGCTGCTAGTAGCTTCTTCCCCTGGGACTCCCTCCAAATTATCTTCTCCGTAAGTCTTTATTTCAAGTGGCCCTCCATATCCAATAGATCCGTACTTAAGAAAGTTTTCGTGACCTGAGTTTCTTTTTATATCAGCAGCGACATTAGCATCTGCTATTTTGCTAGCTGTTGCAAAGGAATAGTTGCCACCTTCGTCGGTCATTAGGTGGTCAATAGCTAAATTCTTTTGGTATCCCCACCACTCATTACCTTCTTGTCCAACTGTATTACCTTGCAGCGTTCCGTATTGATAGTTTTGGTTCTTTAAAAATCCTTCTAAGTTTCCTGTATTTAATTTAGTTAACCAGTCTACATCTCTTGTACCTCCTGCAAATTCATTAGCATCTTCGGTATAGTTGCCGGGAGTGTACCAATCATCTACTTTGTCAACATCAGCAAACGTATCTGTTCCTTCGTAAGCTGTCTTAGCTATTCCGTACTTAGCAAAAGTCTTAGCCTCTGAGTGTACTCCAATATTAGCTTCGATACTTCCAGTGGCAGCAGTAGTAGCAGCAGCATCACTTGCTCCACCTGCTTTAGCAGCAGCGTAAGCAGCGTTCCAATCCTTCTCCCAGTGTGCTTGTCCTGTTTTCCCGAAATCTCTGCCGAGAAGTTTCTTGCCAGCGGCTTTAACAGCAGCTTTAGCGGCAGCATTACCCGTTCCGACTGTTAGAGTATTGGCTACTTCACCATCTGGCCCAGTCATACTTAGTGGGTCAGCGTAAAAATCAAAATTATTATTAGAGTTTTTATTCTTTTTTATTGTAGTCGCCATTGCTACTCGATCTTGTTCTGCTCATTATATACAGATCGCAACATTCTTACCAACTCCACCTGTCCACCGTACCTCCATATCTCTCGGTCATGTGCATCTATTGATGGACATCTATCAGGGTAGATCTCTTCTAGTTTTCTAATGAGTACCTCGTCTATTGGAGGCCAGAGTTCTTCGTCGATCATGTGGTGGGCGGCTCCCAAAGGGACACCTCTTGTTTGTGCAGATTGTACTCACCATGCCTCAAGATTCTAGTAAGTCGTGCTGAAAGTAATGCTGATTTGTATGTAAGTTTCCTCTTCTCGTATGCACCTATCACCTTGTCCCACATATCAGAAAGGGTTTCGGAATCTCCCAAAATTTTTTCAGCAGTTTTTGGGCCGACACCTACAAGGCCAGGAATATTATCTGTCCTATCTCCTTGCAATACCTGCGACATCCAGTTTCTATCTGCCCTCTTTTCAGAAATGGTTTCAAGTTCTCCATTCCTCAGAAGAATACAGGGTATGGTCTTCATATCTTTATCACCTGAAACTATGACACGTGTAGGGTGTGCTTCCTCGGTTGCAAGTATGCCCATCACATCATCAGCTTCAAGGTTGGGATAGACAGCGACATCGTGATACCTTCTCACTGCTTCAGCTACATCTTTAAATGCCAAGGGTTTACGCTTGCCTATT